TGTAATAACTCCAGATATTTTCTGTTTATGTATATTTTTCATCCATCCACGAATATCTTTATGTCTATAAGGCCACAAACCGACACCTAATAACAATGTATCTGTTATAGGTATTCTAATCTGTGAACTTTTATCAGTATTATTTAAGTATTTCCAATCATAAAATTCACCACCTTCTATATTTGACGTCAAATATTCAGAATCATTTTGATCATACCAACCTTCAGTTCTATCAATATGCCCACTTGTTGAACGCCAATCAGACAAAGGAAAATAATGATTAATTCCAACAAAATCTATATTTGGATTTGACCACAAAACATCTAATGGAAAACGTACATCATTACCTTCCACATACATACCATATTCTTTCCAATCAGCGGCATATGATATCTTAGTAGAACCAAGTTGACTTTTTGCATAATTAGCTAAAATAGATAATTGCTCAGCAAAAGTATATGTGCCAACACCACGTAGCTTTGTCATTCCAGGTAAAGAATTTCCAATATAGAAAGATTCAATTCCACCAACTTGTTTAGCTATACTTATATAATGACGTATGAAGGCATTATAATATGGCCAAAATGAATTGAGTTCTGTTTGAGCTAAGGCACTACCATTAATAGTTGTAGATCTTAATGTTAAATTTTTTGCATAATTTTTATAAGTCATGATTGTATCTGTTGAACTAAAAAAAACCTCAGAACATAATACTGGTTTTATTGAAACACTAAACCCTTTACTTTTTAAATAATTAATTCCTTCCATTAAAGAAGAATCAGATGGTGTTTGTACTAAACCATTGGCCTTAAGATTTTTTATTGTACCAGCAGAATTTGTATAAGTTGAATTTCTTGTGTAAGTTGAAACTTTCCATATGCTAGGCTTAACATTTAATATAATAGATGAAGTATCAACAGATTTTACTCTAGGTAATAACCTACAATCATAACAAAAAGAAGAATCTACGAACCATGGTATTTCTAAACATACATGCTTTAAATTTTTAAAAGTATTAACCATTTCTTTTATTGAATCTACAAACCAAGATGTACTAGAACCTTCACTGTAGTTAGCATTGTAACTCTGAATCAAGTTATTATTTTGCGCATTTATGTAATCAACTTCTACAAGACTTGTACTATAGGGAAATTCTCCAACAAAATAATCTCTGTTCTGTGCAGGTGAAAGTCCTACCGCAGTAACATTCGCCCAAGAATTTCCACAAGTTCTAAAAATTTCAAAATTCAAATTAGGTATTCTGTTGTCAAATTTATCTAAAGGCATCTTTTCAAATACTACATAGCTTGTACCTCTATACGCTGGCACGTTTCCAAAACCATCTTTCAAAACCATTAATGAATCTGGTAATTGATCATCACTGCCAGTATAAAACCTTGTCGTGTACGTAGATAGGTCTATCAATTGACCATTTGCCCATACGCGGCCGATATTTTCAACAATACCTTCAGCCAAAGCTACAGCAAAATTTGCATAATAAACATAATATGTTTTTTTGTCTTGTACATAAGATTCCTCAAGTAAGTTCGTTGCCCAAATAATTTGTCCATTTATACGAACACCACCATACACACGCGCAATTGGCTCTCCTTCAGTTGAGCCAGTAACCATTAAAGACGCTAATCTAGGACCATCCACAGGTTTAGTATCAGACGCAAACAGTTTGCTGTCTAACCAACCACCAACCATAGCTGTACCCATTTGAGCCAATGGCAGTGGTATGCCCATAGATGCTAATAATGGTGTACCTACCATTTGTAATGCGAATGTTGCCATAACAACCTCAATTTATTTTTATACAGAGAAATCACCAAACCTAAAACCGCACACTATTTTTTCTGACCACCAATCAGTTAAATCAATAATGCATGCTGGACCACCTCTCACAACGTGCAACATTCTTCGTCCACCCATCATTATCCCACAATGATTACATGGATAATCTTCAAGTAATTGACTTTCAAGTTTTACAAAATGTTTATTTAAACCATCTAATAACAACTCACCAACACCTGAACGTAGATGCCAATTTGGTTCATATGGATGTTCAGAACGTAAGTCTAATCCACTCAGTTCACGCCACACACCGCGCACTAATCCAGAGCAATCAGCACCAACACCACGTATAGATGCGTTATGATGATAAGGCGTACCAACCCAACCAATTGAACAAGAAATTATTTTTTCACGCATTTCAACATTCATACAAATATGTTCTTTCTGCTACTTCCGTTTTTTGTAACGGCTGTTGTAGCTGTTGTGGCAACTGCATCATTTCCAGGCATGTACGGAAATCCTTGAAAGTTTACAAAATTTCCAAACTTGTCTCTGCATGCACGTGGTGTTTTATTACAACCTGCATATACTTTAAAAGTATCACCGACATTGATTAATTTAAGCGCAGATTGCCATAATTCTAAATAAACTTTTCCATTTGCATTATTTACACTGTGAAGTCGAACCTCAACACTTTTACCATTATTAAATCCGCTAGTCCACACAAGTTTACCGCTTGTAAACCAATCATAAGTATTACCTCTAATACCTAATCCAGTGCATTCAAAAGTTCTTAATCCAGTTACAACATTTACTAATCCTAAAGCCATATAAGCATTATTTTCCAAATTAACTTTACATCTAATACTTCCTAAAGCTACATCACATCCAGGATTGAAAACCCTACCTTTAGATTGTTGTAAATAATGAGTAAGTCCTCTAAGTTCAGCAGTAAAAATATGTTCACCTCTGCTTATTTCACCAATAGTTGATATTTTCCACAAAACTCTCATACTTATATCATTCCAGTTTACACGATAAAGTGTGACATGTGCACTGTCATAAACTCCTGAAGAAATATCATCATCAGTAATTCTATCAGAACTTAAAACTCCATGAATATCTTGGTTATCAACATTTAGTCCTAAGCTTTCTGCTATTTCAGAACCTACAAATCCACTCAACGCTTCATATACAACATCATCAAATTTTAGATCATTATCATGCTCAGTGAATCCCATTACAACACCATCTTTGCGAACTACTTTATAACACCAACATAAAGTTGTTGTTCCACTAATTAGATGTGTTTGCAGAAGTTCTAAATCTTTTGGCATCTTATATCCTTATTTCAACAATTTTTATACTAGGTATGTCACCATGTTTTATTCCAGTAACACTTAATTCTAACATATCAATATCAAATCTGACAGGAACATCAAATTCAAATCCAGCCATTACATTGGTGCCAATTGCTGGCGCAACAGACATTGTTATCAATCCACTAGTCAAACTTAACACATAACCAGTTGGTTGTAACAAAACTGTCCCACCAACAGAAACTTTTACAGTTCCAGGCACAGGCTTTTTTATGTCTCTGTACCAAGGTAAGCTTCCAGAACCATATCTTTTTCTTAATTGAAAAGTTTTAGTAACACCATCACCAACACCAATGTTTTGATCAAACGCAGTTATGCCAACACTAGGTAAGCATGATTTAAAATCTGTATAATCTTTCCAACGAAATCCATAAAGTTTACCTCTAGCCATTTCAAAAAAAGCAATTACTTCATGTATATCATCTAGTGTTTTTACTCCATAGCCAGCATTATAAACACGTCTGGAATTTGCCCATTTAGAATTTCTTTCTTCAAAACCTGATCCTAATGTTACAACTTCAGTTCTGCGTTCTGGTCCTGCCGTTGAGCCAATCGAAACACCGCATGGAAATTGAACTTCTATAAATGTAGCCATTATCTATTCCTATCACCTCTAACAGCCATTCGTGTCAATATAGACGACATTTGAGATTCGCTAGAATTGAATGATTTAACATCATTAGCATAAACTGTCATATTTATTGTTGTATTTCTGCCACCATTGCTACCACCTTCCCCACTGCCATACATTGTTACACCCATACTACCATCTGGACCTTGAGCTAGCGGTAAAATTCCTTCTTTACCACTTTCCCCCATTACACCAGATGCATTATCTCCATAATTAAAATTAGTACGTCCTTTAACTATACCACCTTTAGCAAATCCCATACCAGCATCATCCATAATAGACCCATTCATATCAATAGCATCTAAATCACTAATTTCAACCCCATTATCGGACCAACTACTGCCAGGACTATAATTACCACTGTCATTATTATCATTATTATTTTTTCCACCCATCAGATAATTTCCCATACCACCACCCAATTTCATTGGTTGAGTGCTCATGGTTCCACCCGGACCAAAAGTATCTTTACCCCCACCAAGATTATATATACTATCCATCAATGGACGCAAGATATTTGCTTTTATTGTCATAGAAATAATATCTTTTGAAATGCTGAGTGCCATTTTTTTGAATGATTCCTTGAATGACTCTGCATTAAGTTTACCATTCACAAATAAATCTGATAACGTATCAACAAAGGTTTCTAAACCTTTTTGCATAGCAGACAGCGGCTGCATTTGTAATGCGGCCATATTTATACCGGCAGCTTGCATTTCTAACGCAAGACGCAACTGTTCAGTTTTTATTCTTATGCTATCTTGTGTATCACCTAAATATGTTAAAGCTACACGATATTCGTCTATAGCTTTTTCAGCCTTTTTAAGTTCATTACTTGTTTTTACACCAAATCCACTTAATATAGATTCTGAAGAATCAACAATGCCAGTTGCTTTCTCATCAGTCATACTCTTTAGTAGTCGCACATCTGCGTTTATTTTTCGCATCTTCTCCGAAACGATCGCTTCAGCGTTAGTAAGCTCTTTAACTTTACTCATAACTTTACCAATTTCACTATCAGCACTAGCATTTAATGCTTGTGCAATTGGTACGTTACCACCATATTTAGTCCAATTTTTACTTAACTCATCCATACGTTTTATTGTCTCTAAACCTTCATAACCCTTTGCTTCCAAAATTAACGCTTGAGCATTTATTCTACTTATTTCTTCATCCAAAGTTTCTAGAGTTTTCAATCTGCCTTTCCATCTTTCACCACCCCCACCTTTACCGCCAAAACCTGATTCATTAGACTTATCTATTTCTGGTACTTCTACTGTTGTAGAAGCAAGAATTTTTATTTCTTTTTCTTTGTTACGTAATTTAATAAGATTTTCTTTGATTAAATCTAATTCTTTTTCTTTTTCAGCTAATGATTTATCACCACCAATAGATTGCCAAACTTTACCAACACCCCACGCAATATCACTACCAGTTTGTACTACACCACGAGAAATATCAAATCCTTCAGTTTTTGGTACACTTTCCTCATGTGATCTCAACGTATTTCTAAATTTAGTTTTTAAAGACTCTGGATCAGTAGCTTTTATTGATAGCTCTAATGCACGTTCACGCGCTTCCATAGCAGCAATCATACCAGCAGTTTGAACATCCATATCTTTTACTAATTTTTCCCCAGCAAAATCTTTTCCACCAACTTCCATAATTTTTCTTAATTTTTCCATTTTAACTATATGTCTATCAGTCGCATCAACAGCTTCAATGTTATCACTGCCACTTAAAACACCAATGGTTGTGCCAACCGCAGCTAAGGCTAATAATGCACCTTTTGCACCACCAGCTTTAGTTGCAACATTTAATAAACTAGTGCCAACTTTTCCTATACCTAAAGCTAAACCAGCCATGTTAATTACTGCTATAGCAGTCATTGACGCTAAAACACCATGAGCAGCCGGTGGAATATAATCAAGTCCAGCCTTCAGTTTTTGAAACCAGGTTAATTCTTTTCCGTCTTCTACTGAGTTTCGCAATAATTTCATTTGTGCTGCTACTTCAGCAATGCGAATTTTTTGTGCTTCTAAAACACTTATTTGTTCCAATGTACTCTTAGATTGCTTGGCAGCAGCTTTTGAACCAACGTTACCAAGTATGGCTTCTGCTTGTTGTCCAACATCTGTCATACTAAGTATGTCTTGCTGAAATTTTTTCTTAGTAGAACTACTAAGTCCTAAAACCATATTATCAGTAGCAGTAATATTTTTTTTCACACCAGAAAATTTTGCATCAAGATCATAAGTCCAAGAATCTATATCTTTTTGTAGACCTTTTTTATCAAATGTAGGTGATGCAATTTTTGTACTACCAATTTTAGAGCGCAACTTAGCTATCTCAACATCAATAGCTGAAGTAAAATCAAAATTTATGCTAATTTTTTCTCCACTGCGGAGACCAGTTTTCACTGAAGAAAAATATCTATTGATCTCTGCAATCAATGTTCCTGGGTCATTAAAACTCTTTTTAATATCATTATCAAATTTAACTTTAAAATCTTTTCCTAAAAAACCTTCACCGCTACTTACACCAACACGCATTAACTGTTCTACACTAGCTTTACTATCCGTCATCAACATGCCAACTGTTACTCTAGCTTCTTCAGCCTCTCCTTTAAACTTACTAAATATCTTTGAACCAAAATCATAAAGTGGAATTGCTCCAAGAACTGCTAAAGCGCCACCAAATCCAGTCACAGCTACGCCTGCCGCCAAAGCGATTCCAGACATACTAGCTAAACCTACACTAATTGAACCTATTACAGCAGCAACTTTTGTTAATGCAACAATAGATAATCCTCCAACCATAACACCAACAATTTTACCTACACTATCAGCATTATCTCCCAAAAGTCTTATAGAAGAAGTAACACCAGATAAAACTAAACCCCAACTTTTCGTTATACCAATAGATTGATCTAATTTGGATAAAGTTACATCTCTTGTGGATTCAAGTCTTCCGTATATTGCATTTAAACTGTTTGATGCTTCATTAGTTATACCAAATACTTCTTTTGTCTTGTTTAAGAATATATCTATAAATCTTGTGCTTTCTATTTGTTTATTCTTCATTGCGTCCATAAATTCACTAAATGTAGCAGTAGTCTTTCCAGTCATATCTCTGTACGCTAAAAGACCAACACGTGCAGCAGCAGGCATTTTGTCGCCAAGCTGTTGTCTAAATTCTTCAGCTTGAATAGTACCTTTTGATATCATCTGTTCAAATGCTTTTGACACACCACCTATTTCAGCAGAAGTAAGCCCAAACTTAGTTGTTACTGAAGTTAAATTCTCAACAAATCCAATAAAATTATTACCACCTAAAACAGTGCCTTCAGTAGCTATTTTTAATTTAGCTATTGGCTTTGAAAGTGATTCCAAAGACAATCCATACTTTTGCATAAGTATGTTCATTTTTTCAATATTGTCAGCGCCATTTTCATTCATAACCTTTCCTAATGAAATATGCATTTCACGAACGCCACCCATGACACGTTCAACACGTATCATGCTGCTTGCAATCACACCTAATCCTAAAGCTAATTTATCAACAGACACAGTAGTAAATATTTCTAACAAACTAAGTTTAGTAGTTGTTGCCATCATACTTACAGATTGTAATGCTGTACCAAATCTGCTAGTCATAAGATTTGCATAGGCACCAATTTTTTCACCGGCATTAGTAACACCAGCACCAAGTTTATTAAAATCATCAATTGTTTTTAAACGTGAAGTTGATGACAAAGTTTCCACAGAAGTAACACGTTTATTAATTTCTTCATATTTTGACAATCTATCTGACGCTTCTTTAGCAGCTAAACCTGTTTTTAAAAAACTATTTTCAACATTAGAAGAAGATATAGAATTAGTTGAAAGGCTACTACCAACATTACTATTAGTCGCTGTAGGTACACGAGATATACCTGCCAGTGCTGGTGGTGGCTTTACAGATGAAGTAGCTACACCTAATTTATTGGCTGAAACAGTAGCTGAATCCATTGATGCACGAACATTTTCAACAGATTTGGAAACAGCATTGATAGAATCAACTGAAGTTTGTGAAGATGCGTTAAGACTACGCAGAGAAGCATTACTATTAGCCGCAGCAGCACCAACACCGCCAGCGACTTTTGAGAATGCTTCGGCTTGAGCAGCGGCCAAACGAACAAGTTCAGAAGTTACACCAGAACCAGAATTTTTTATTGAATTAATAGATGAAATTAAACTTTCTAAAGCTTTTGAAGTTCCAGATAATGCTGGTGGTATGACCACCATAGTTAATTTAGCTTCAAGATTTGCAACAGTAACCATAACAAAAACCTTTATAAACGCAAAAGACGCAGAAAGCATTTATTGCTTACCACGTCTTCCTTTAGCCAATATTCTTTCATCACGTTCATTACATAATTGAATATACGCCACCCATCTATAAAATTCATCAAGTGGCATTATATTCAATATTTCCCATTCATATTTACCTAACATTTCAGCTATAGCCATAACTTGTAAGCTGTACCCACAAGTTTCTAAGCTTTTTTTGCAACTTCAACCGGACTCTTTTTTTCTTCACCACCAAGAAGTCTATTGACCGCATCCCATATTTTTTTCAAATCATCACCAGCAGGTAATGCCAACAACATTTCAACATCACCATAACCAAAAACTTTTAAATCTGTTCCAGGTTGATACACATCCTCAAGTAACGCCTGAATGGACGAATCATTTCCAAGTTCTTCACTATCATCTTCTTCTATGTCAATACCATCAGCTACAGCTTTTTCTAGTTTAATTCTTCTAAACTGAGATTTTTTTTGATCACTTATTATTCTAGCAACACTTCTTTGTCTGACTTCAACATCCACACCATAAAATCTGACAATTTCACTTCTTTTTGATTGAGCAGCATTTGCAAAAATTAAACTTCTCATGGAACTTAAATCCATTGGTAATCCAATACTTTCTGGATTACCATCTTTTTTACCAGTACCATTATTCAATGCAACAGTCATAGCTCCACTACCTTTGAATGATAATGCAAATTCATTTAAAGACCCAAGTCCTCCAGACAAGCTTAAGTTTGTTATTGCACTGCTTCCTTGATATCCTACCAATCCATCATGTAAGTATCTAACGTCAATTAGTGTTTCATTTTGCCAAGCATCTATAACTGATCTTATGGCCGTATTTAATGTGCTGGTAGGAGTGTGTGACCAAGAAAATGGTGACGCCAATAAATCTATGTCTGGCACATATAGTTCCAAACTTATGGATTCTTCTTCCAATGCTGCAACCTTACCAGACTGTTTAGCAGACTTCAACGAAAAAAATCCACGACATAATGAATTACCTATACCATCTGGATTTATATCAATAACAAACTTTTCTCTAGTTTTTAGCGCTGCTTGAAAACCTGAAGCTACTTTAAAGAAACCATTCAATTCTAAAGATACTGTTTTAATTCCTGGTTTAAACTGTCTGTATCCACCATTAGATTGTGCAATACACAAATCAGTTTCATCTATGCTATCTGCTTGCTGCGTCAATGAATACTTATTCATAGCACATATTTGCGATGAAGGAACATATTTTCCAGTAACCGTAACTGCGCCACTGACTACAAATGTACTCTTGAATGTAACTTTTCCATACAAATAATCTATATTTAATACTTCAATAGTTTTATCTACTCCACCAACTTTTATAACAATTGGTGTAATATAGTCAAATATTCGTTTGCTAATATCAGTTACCATATATGTTTGACTGGAAACTAACACCATAGCTTCATTAGTCAAAGCTAATGCTAAACCAGTCTTTTTTATAATTACCTGATATCCACTAAAACCTTTATAAATAGCATTACCACTAACACTCCATGTAGTAATATCAGGTTGCATACTCTTGAAAGAGTGGCCAAAAATAGTATCATCTAGCATTTCTTGATCAGAATTAAAATCCGCTGTATTTCCAGGTATGGTATTGAACAAACCTAAACCAACAGGAGACACACGAAGTTTTTTAGCAGGCATTGTATTTCCCCTTTAACTCATCTAGTGTTACTACGCCAACTTGATCCAAGCATACCTTGATGTATAATTATATCAAAGTTTAAAGAAAATTCAGGTCTTTCATTGTCATCATATCCAATCGGTAGCCAATCGAATGGCATTGTTATAGACGCCCACACATCAGAATTTACACTATTACTAACAATTCCAGCACCACTACTTCCACCTGACCAACGTTCTTCATAAGGTCTACCCAATAGAGCATCTTTTATTTCCAAAACTTTTGATGCTGCATCTTTATAGCCGTTTGGTTCGCCTCGAACCAAAACCTGAACTGATCTATAATCTATATCCAATCCTGGTTCTGGTGCAGAACCGCCACTATCAATAATTGTTATCATCTTGTTAGGTTTTGCGCGTGCACGTGATATAGAAATCACCCAACCGTTTATAGCATTGCCATTAATATTTGAATTTGCTATATCTCCTTGAAATACACCTATGCCTCGTTCTACTAATATATCTTTTACACCTTCTGATGGTAATAATCTCATCCTTTCACACCTTTAGTCAAATTTTTAGATCCATCAACCAAATCATGCTTAATCTGCTCAAGTTTTTCAGTTAAAGCATCACTGAGATATTTTTTCTTGGTTGGAGAATCATGTTTGTAATCTAATTCATGAACTATTACTGCGTAAAATGGTATTCCCATATTACCATAACTTATAGATACTTGAACTTTTCCATCAGATATAACTTTTACTTCCAACTTACCACTTCTTTAGAGACTGGCACATATTTTTGAGATAATTCAAAAGCCGGAACTAAAGCACGTTTTGCTATTATATCAATATTTCCTTTGCAATGCTTTATCCAACCATCAATTTGTTCATTTAATTTTCCAAGATCACCGCGAATTGAATCTTGTCTGACTGATTCAATTGATTTCCATCTAAAATGTGGAATCAGCTCAGGTCTGTCACCAGACAAAGTTTTACCTTTAGATAAATTTAAATGTCCTTTATTGACTACACCAGAACTAGCTTTAAATGAACTATACATTCCACTTTTTTTTGCCATTATAATATACCACAATATTCTACATATCTACCATTAACAGATGGCGTAATAACAAAACTTCGTATAATATATGCATTATTCAAAAGAGTTGGATTAAAAATCATTAAATTTGAACCAAAACATAAATAATCTCCAATACCTAATTTAACTTTTAAATAAACTCTAGCATTAGAAATATTTATTTCACTTTCATTTTTGTATCCAGAACTTAAATTCTCACTAACAAAATCTTCCCATCTGCAAGCAAGAATTTCTGGACTTAACCATTGTTCTCCACCATACCCATCATCAATTTTCTTTTTCCAATATGTGCAAATATTTGGAAAATGACGAAGTGGTGTAGCATAGCTCACATACTTCTCCTACCAAATCCAACAGACTCAAATTCAGCACTAACATTACCTTTTGTTGAAGCGGCTGCTAATGTTCCTGTTGGATCAAATGAGCAAGCCATAGCGCCAAATCTGGTTGTTTGAAAACCATATGAATCAAAACCAAAAGATTTATATTTTTCTTCTGAATTACCACTTTTTGTATATGTTATGCCTCCACCTTCAATACTTAATACATATGCATGTCCAGTTATGTACAACTCTATTAAATTTTTTATAGTTAAATCCAAACTTTCAAACTGAGCCACACCACCATTACCATATTTACGAATAAACGCGCCATTTATCATGGCGCGTCCAATGTTAATAAAAAAAAGCAAACCATCATCAGTTATCTCATTTTGAGACGGACCAACCAATAGTTTAATTTGATCTAATGTCACAGTCATAGTTATCGTGTCCTACGACCGCTGTTAGGTGTCCCAGTTCCAGTTCCAGTTCCAGTTCCAGTTCCAGTTCCAGTTCCAGTTCCAGTTCCAGAACCTTTTGGCGATGCTTCGATTGGTGTTAGTGTTGGTGTAATCATATTTTCTTTTGCCACTAATCTATTTTCAGCCGCTTCATGAGACACTAATACTAATATTCCACTATGTATTGTTAGATGTTCTTCTGGAACTTCTACTTTGTCACCAGGATAATGTGGTACACTTTTACCATTACTGTCAATGGTCCAATAAGTCCCACGAACAACCGCTGCTTGAACTTTAGCCATTTTTTCAACTCCACACTAAAAGAACAAAAGATTCATAAAGTGAAATGTGCTATTCCACATTGATTGAGAGCATCACGTTTAATTTTAATTGGCATAATAGCCATTACTTTAAACATGTAACTCATACCACCATTAGCAGACCATTCAATCATTCTTGGCTGAAAACCTTCTAACAATTGAATACTTTGAGAAGACAAGTTTATCATAACAATGTGATCATTTGGTAAGAATACGTTTGTTTTGATATATTTAAGACTGTCAATTTCCATCAACCGTCTATAAATACTATTACCAGTATTAGAAGTTGTCCCTACTGTATAATAGTCTCTCCGTAGAACTGGTGCATAATTTCTTGGGATATACATACCATATGGTCCAAACTGCGATTGAGCTTCTAATGCTTCAACCATACGGTTTGTGTCATTAAAAATAACCTGACCAGTAGCAGACAACCAGCTTGTTGGAAGTATACCAGCATTTCTGTAAGGAAATGATGTTAACCCAGTTAATCTTCCTGCACCACCAATTGCACCAAATTGTTCACCCAAAGCCATAGTTTCAACTTTGTGCATAACTTTTTCACTTGCTATTTCAGCTTGTGAAACATCCAAAGGTTCACCGTTTAACCTGGATGCAAACAAATGTCTCGCATCAAGCCGAAATGCTTTAGAAACAATTGGAATTGGGATGCTGTCCTGACCGAATTCCAGTCGATCTAAAACCGTTGAGGCTTCGGCAGTCATATCTACCTGAGCTTCTTGAAGATCACCAGAACGGTCCCAACTATGCTGCATTTTAGCTAATGCGTTCTTCAGTTTAACTACCATTCCATATTCATATAAATCAGCAATTAAAGTTGCTTTACCACGTGCAACGCGTGTAATAGCATTATCAAAATCTCGCCATTCATCTTCACGCAATGAAGCGAGTGTACGTAATTCATCCACATTACCACCGGTTTGTAAAAACCTAGTAGTAAAATCTGAGCTACCACCACTATTATTATTTCTTATAAATTGTTCAACCACAACATCACTTGTATTTAAACCAACTTCAATTGTGCTAAGATCTCTAGTTGATGCATTTCGTCCAGTAATTTTTTTACGTTCCAGTTTGTTAGTAGGCATTAAAGTTCCCCGTTTACAGAATTTTATGTTGTTAAGTTTTTTAACAAATTGCATATTAAATTAATGTAACTCTAAACCTACCAATAGTTATTTTTGTACTATTGTCAATCTTTTCAGCAGCTACACCAAAAGCATTAGCTTTTGTGCCAGCTTTTACTTTACCACCACCAGCTAGAGTTATATATGTGCCATTTTCGATCACAGCAGCTCCAGGTAAAACATTACAATTCAAAGACATTCCTGGACCACATATTTCACATATAACTCTGTCACCAGATTCATAATCTACTACACCATTAATTCCAACATACCCACTACCTGGATTAATACCTCTACCAAATACAGTAGCTTCTACAGCAATGATAATACCATTTCCAATTTTTTCATCTACACCAGTGCTTCTTTGCACATTATTACCAACACGTTCTACAATGTCTCCAGGTGTTACTGTACCAACACAATCATATTCATATCTAGCACCAACACCTTGAGCTATAATTGTAGTTTTGGACGGAGCAGACATTTTTATCCCCACTGTAGATTTATTGATGACCAAAACAAAAAAAGAAAGTTTATGTTTTAGTTCCTATAGTAAAAATATCTTCTGGTGGCGAAATTCCATTATTTAAAGAGCGTTTACTATTTACAGCATTAGCTCCTTTACCTGAATAATTGACTTTTTTTGTAGAAGACGCTGTACGTTGAGGAACTGGTTTTTTCTTTGATAACAATGACTCATTATGTTTGTTTGCATCTGCATCATAATCAATAGAACTTGCAGTCAATTCATCAACTTCTTCAGTTTCTTCTTCAGTTTCTTCTTCAGTTTCTTCTTCAGTTTCTTCTTCAGTTTCTTCAGAAGATTTTGTTACAGCAGCAAGTTTTTTATCGGCCGCTAAAAAAGTTATAGCCATTTTATCTAAAACAGCATATTCC